CAATTAACTAAGGAAGTAAAATGAATATACATAACGTAAGTAAGGCGACGATCAAGCGCCGTTCAGATATGGGCTGGACTACTATGAAAGTAGTTACTAAATGTCCAACCGTTGAGATATCTCAGGAAAGCGCCGAGGCTATCGCTGAAGAGTTGAGCTTAGATGTACGGCAGGTGCGCGAAGTTCTGCACCTGATCAACTGGGATCACGGTTTTGTGAAGGAAGAGGTAACGCTTTTCCACGATAAAGATAAAGACTTAAACTTGGAGATTTCATAATGTCGGTAATATCACTGTTCAAAAACAACTCAGGCGTAGACATGCTACGTGACTCAGGTTATGGCGCTGCGGATTTCAAAGTCCTCAAAGCCCCCATGACCTACTCAGATACCTTTGGAAGGAGTCACAAGGTAGATGGCAAGGATATGTACTACCGTGAGGACACGGGCCAGCAGTTAGCCATCCACGGCAAGCGTTACAATGCTGTGCAGCATACCAAGATGATTGATACAAGTCGTAACATCTTGGAGCGTAGCAGCCTGAACCTTAACGATGTCCGAGAGGATATACAGGTAGGCTCCGATGGTGCTATGTGTTTTGTAAAGCATACTCTGCCTGATCATATCATTGAGACACCTGATGGTGACACGGCTTGCATGACCATGCTACACATCAACTCATTCAACGGGGTCTGGTCTTACCAAGGCTCTGCTGGTGTGTTGCAGTCTGCATGTACAAACTCGCAGGTCTTTGTCGGTGGTGCTGCCACGATCTACAAGGCTCGGCATACAAATGCCCTGAACGTAGAGCATGGTGCCCGTCTGCTCAATGGTATCTTGGGTATCATGGATCAGCAGAATAATATCTGGGCTGAGTGGGCCAAGCGTGAGTGCGGTAACCGTGAGGCATTCAAGCACATCGCAGAGGCTGCTGGTTCTAAGATTGCTTTGCAGATGCTTCACGATGGTGAGCGTATCCCTGAGATAATCATGTATGGTAAGGTGAATGCTAACGATGGTCTGATGTACATGTGGAACAAGTACCGAGATCATTACAGCCGTAAGCTAGGTGAGAATTACTGGTCAGTTTACAATGTAATGACTGATTGGTCTTCACATCATATCGGTAGACGGCGTAAGAATGCTGTTGATATTCCCGTTGCACAACTCAAGAAGTCTGAGAAGGTGCAAGAGATTATCACTAAGGCTTTCCCGATTGCAGCATAACCCTCCGGCACCTGAGCATGTGTATAAACTGCTCACTTAATATAACCCCTAGTAATGGAAGATTGATAGATGAACATTGACCAAGTAAAAGAATGTCCACACTGCTCAGAACGTTTAGCTGCCGCGCTTGACTATTGGGCAGAAAGCTTCTCATCAAGACTTGTTGACGATGTCTTTGCAGATGAGATATCTGAACTTCTTTCAAATCAAGCAGATGCAATACGTTTAGCAAGTACAAAACGTTTTCTTAAAGGAGATGAACAAGATGGATAGTATAGATATATTTGTGGATCACTTTGTGATTCACTCTGAGAGTCGAGAGGCTCTAATTCTTAATGGTAGTGTTGATACTTTTAAAAGTAACTTGCGTGAGTTAGTTTCTTCTGAGGTTAGAAACGTTCTACTTGAGCGTGTGCGTTTAATAGATGATGAGATCACACTTACCGAACCTCACCGGCATGTAAGTCCTCAACAAAAACTACTTAAAAATTACAGGACGGCTTTAATGGATGTGCATAACTCACTGCTTTTTAATTAAAGAGGTATTTGAATGAACATATTTTACATAGACCCCTGTCCTGTAAAGGCTGCACAAATGCAGTGCGATAAGCATGTGGTTAAGATGGTTTTAGAATCTGCCCAGATGCTTTGTGCTGCTCATCATGTTGAGGGTGATGGTAATGTACCTTACAAGTTGGCTCATAAGAATCACCCCAGCACCGTCTGGGTACGCTCTAATCGCAAACATTACGATTGGCTTTACAGGCATTTTCAGGGCCTCTCAGGGGAGTATACCGAGAGGTATGGTAAGGTACACCTGTCATGGGAAAAGTGCCATATGCCTCTCCTGTGCGCCCCTAGAGGTATACCTGACACTGATTGGTCAGATCCACCCCAGTGTATGCCAGATGAGTGCAAGCGTGACACTGCTCTGGAGGGTTACACTGAATATTATTTTAATTACAAACCGAAAGTTATTGACATGCGTTTCAGAGGAGTTAGGTATGAGTGATTTATTTTACAAGGCTATACGCGCACAGGATCACCTTGATGTGATCTACCCTGACAGGTACTGGCCTGTCGGTGCTGAGTCAGCGCCCGTTCCCCACGTTATAGCTATAACAAAAATGTATGCTGGAGGTATGCGTCCATGTGATATCATACGTAAGCTTGGTGTGTCCAAGGCTATGGTCACCAGCATCACAAGGCGTTCGCGTTTCAACCAAATGTCTAAACACTCATGCAGAATATAATTGACATGTCCAACCACATCCTCGGGTTCAGCGAGTGTTACTTTGAAACAGGAATTGTAACACCTGTTGTTCGTGAGGATGCCTTGCGCCTGTGTCTCAAGCACGGTGATGATTTCTGTATTAGGTTTGTTGCCATCTACCTTGAGGTGCAGAATCAGGAGTATCAAAAATTCTCTTGACAACCTTTTTCCCCGCGTGTACAATACTTACAAGTTTTAAAAGGGAGATATAAAAATGAGTTCTACAGATACTAGAATGGAGTTTTGTTCGGATGTAGATGATTGGTGGTGTCAGTTGTTTGCAATGCGGTTAGGTGCTCCGCTGCCTTCTGAAAGAATTAAGTTGAGGTTCATTGGTTTTGTTGAAGATCGGTGTACTGAGGTAGGTTCTTGGAAGATACGTGACGAGGATCTAACAGAATTATTTTCTGAATTTCTAGACGAGTTAGGAGGCTGGTGATGTTGTTTGATATAACCACTGAAGAGTACAGGGCTTTCACGGCCTCGCATCTTATTGGATTGTTGTATGAAAATAAGTCTGCGTACCACATAACCTATAACATGCACGGTAAAGACCGGCATTGTTTGGAAATAGAGGAGGGCATTGACGGATCTTTAGAAGAGCAAGTCTCTGATTTTTTTGTTGACAACGCATCGCAATGATGTTAATTTATAATGACGCTAACAAAGGAGAAAACCTATGCGTATGATTGATGGTATCCCACAAGTGTTAACTGGCGAAGCCTTTTATCCTCATGTGAAAGTGCCTGTCCCTAACTTCACGGGTGACCGTAATGGGTATGAGATTAACCTAGCGGTATCTGATGAGGTGTATCAGCAGTTCATTGCTGCTGGTTTCAATGTTGGTATCAAGGCTGCTGGTCGGTCTAAGTATACCGAAGACCCTGTGATTCATTTCTATCAATGGGAAGTGAACGGCAAGGGTGAGAAGAATCCTGTACCTAAGCTCGTTGATTCTGAAAAGAATGAGATTGATGTGCAGATTGGTAACGGCTCAAAGGTAGCAGTGCAGTGGCGATCAGCCGTGTACGGCCCTAACAAGCAGTACAAACGGGCCATCCTTGAGAACGTGCAGATCCTAGACCTTATTGAATATGGTCAAGGTGCTGCTGAAACTGAACTAGCATTTTAGGGAGGGAGTATGACTGAAGAGAATCCAAATACCGTGACCTATGAGGACAAAGAATACAATGTCTCTGATCTGTCTGAACGTGGACAGGTTCTTGTGGGCTTTGTACGTTCAGTCCGTGAAGAGGCTGCGGGTTTGCAGTCTCGTCTAGCTGTACTACAGGCAGCAGAGATAACCTTCTCCAAGGAGTTGGAGGAGATATTGAACGAGCCTGTGCAGGAAGAACTGGTTTAACTAAGAGGGGCTTCGGCCCCTTCTTTTATGGAGACTTAGATGTCTTTTGTAGAATTTCATAAACCTTGCCCCGTGTGTAATAGCAGTGATGCCGCCAGCGTTAACGAAGATGGCAGCGCCAAGTGCTTTTCATGCGGAGAATTTATACCTAACTATTCAGAGGGAAATATGGAAGCAGCCCCAAGGCTTGTTAAAGATAATGTAACAATCAAAGAAGGAGAATTTAACGCCTTAAAAGAAAGAGCAATCTCGCAGGCAACTGCCAAGAAGTATGGAGTAAGATCCACACTAGGCCCTAGCGGAGAAGCTACCCGCCACTTCTACCCGTATTACAATGGTGCGGAAGAGGTAGCATACAAGACAAGGATGGTTGATACCAAAGGCTTCACTGCCTCTGGCCCCATCTCAGAGTGCGGGTTGTTCGGACAGCAAACCGTAGGTGATAAGGGTGGTAAGTATATTACTATCACTGAGGGTGAGTGTGATGCTATGGCAGCTTACGAGTTGCTGGGATCTAAGTGGCCTGTGGTATCTGTTAAGAACGGAGCACAGGGTGCAGAGAAGGATGTCAAATCTCAAATAGAATTCCTTGAGAAGTTTGACAACATCGTGATCTGCTTTGACGCTGACAAACCCGGACAGGAAGCAGCCAAGAAAGTAGCAAGGCTGTTGAAGCCTAACAAAGCTAAGATCATGGTCATGCCTGATGGTCACAAGGATGCCAATGACATGCTGCGTAAGAACCAGCACGGCTCCTACGTTAGTTCGTGGTGGAATGCAAAGACCTACACGCCTAGCGGTGTCTTGAATGTCAGTGAGAATAAAGATAAGTATCACAACAGGCCCAAGAAGAAGTCCATCCCATACCCTTGGGACGGTTTAAATAAAAAGCTAGAGGGCTTGAGGCAGGGTGAGTTGGTGTTGGTTGCAGGCGGTACGGGTCTTGGTAAGACTGCGGTTACACGCGAACTAGAACACTGGCTCATCAAAGAGACTGATGACAACATTGGTATCGTTGCTCTAGAGGAGGATTGGACACGCACCGTGGACGGCATCCTTTCTATTGAGGCTAATGCTAAGTTACACATTGACAGTGTACGTGAGACATACTCAAGAGAAGAAGTTGATATTCTTTTTGATGATGTCTTCTTGGACAACGACAACAACGACAGGGTGTGGGTACATGCTCACTTCGGTTCCAATGACATTGACGGTATCTTTTCTAAGCTACGTTACATGATCGTTGGCTGTGAATGTAAGTGGGTTGTGATTGATCACCTACACATGATGGTATCTGCCACATTGGAAGGTGATGAACGCCGCTCCATTGACTCCATCATGACACGCCTCCGCAGCCTTGCTGAAGAGACAGGCGCTGGTCTTATTCTTGTGTCACACCTTCGCCGTATTGATGGCAATAAGGGACATGAGAAGGGCGCTGAGACAGACCTGAGCCACCTTAGAGGCAGTCAGTCCATCGCCCAGTTGTCTGATTGTGTAATCACTCTTGAACGCAACCAGCAGGCTGACGATCCTGTGGTGGCCTCAACTACCCGTGTGCGTATCCTGAAGTCTAGGTACACAGGCGATGTCGGTATCGCTACCTACTTGCAATACGATAAGGATACTGGTAGGCTTAACGAAGTTGATGACTCAGACATTGACTTCAATCCTGAACAAGAAGAAACACTGGCGTTTGAATGAAGCTATTATTTGACATAGAAACTGACGGGCTTGAGTACACAAAGATATGGTGTCTTGTTGCTCAAGAAGTAAACACTGGTGAGGTCTGGAGCTACGGGCCTGACGAGATAGAAGAAGGAGTTTCATTATTAAATAAAGCAGAGCAGCTATCAGGACACAACATCATTGGGTTTGATATACCTGCTCTAGAAAAGCTTACGTCATTTAAACTTGGCAATCAGCAGATCATAGATACCTTAGTACTATCTAGATTATTTAATCCTGTACGTGAAGCTGGACACAGCCTTGCAGTATGGGGTAGCAAGCTAGGTCTTGCTAAGATTGAGTTTGATCAGTTTGATTGTTATACACCTGAGATGCTTGAGTACTGTAAGCGTGACGTTGGAGTTAACGTCAAGGTTTACAAAGCTTTGCAGAAGGAAGGCGTAGGGTTCTCTCCTGACTCAATAGAGTTAGAGCATGAGGTAGCCTCCATCATGAAGGATCAAGAAAACACTGGCTTTTACTTTGATGAGTATAAAGCAAGTATGCTCTTGGCTCTTATGCGTGAGAACATGGCGAAGCTTGAGGATGAAGTTGGTAAGGTGTTCAAGCCTAAGATAGATGAGCGCCTTATCTATCGCCGTGAGACAGGCACAGGTGCTGTAGCTAAGACAGGTTCTTGGGATACTCCAAGTGGTAAAGGTGTACGCCTTACTGCCGAAGAGTATGAGTATCTTAGCCAGCCTGCTAACTTCAGCACCACTAGGCAGAGCATAATGGACTTCAACATTAGTTCTAGAAAGCAGGTAGGTGAGTACCTCATTGAGTTCGGCTGGAAGCCTACTGAGTTTACCGTGCATGGAAGACCTATTGTCAATGAGAAAACTCTTTCTCAGATAGAAGGTATCCCAGAAGCAGAGTTGATCAAAGATTATCTGATGCACCAGAAACGTGAGGCTCAGATTAAATCATGGTTGAAAGCATTGAAAGATGACGGCAGAGTACATGGCTATGTGATTCCTAATGGGACTATCACGGGCCGCATGACTCACCGCGAACCTAACATGGCGCAAGTACCTAGCTCTAACTCACCTTACGGTAAGGAGTGTAGAGCAGTGTGGACTGTACCTAAAGGTTACAAGCTGGTAGGTATTGATGCCAGTGGCCTTGAGTTACGGATGCTTGCTCACTATATGGAAGACAAGGAGTACACAAATGAAATTGTCAACGGAGACGTACACACAGCTAACCAGCACCTTGCAGGACTTGAATCTAGAAATCAGGCGAAGACATTCATCTATGCACTGCTGTACGGCGCAGGAGATGAAAAGCTTGGAAGCGTGGCTGGAGGAGGCAGAGAAGCTGGTTCAAGGCTTAGACAATCTTTCTTCGATAATCTTCCATCATTTACAAATCTCAAAAATAAAGTTGCAAGAGCTTCAGCAAGAGGGCACCTCAAAGGTTTAGACGGGCGTAAGTTGTTTGTCCGTTCAGAACACTCAGCCCTCAACACGCTGTTGCAGGGTGCCGGTGCTATCGTTATGAAGAAAGCCTTGGTTATTTTCAACGAGAAAATAGCTGGACTTGATGCTAAGTTTGTGTGTAACATACATGATGAATGGCAGTTAGAGGTTGAAGAGATGAGTGCTGACACTGTAGGCAGCTTAGGTGTGGGTGCAATTGTTCAAGCAGGATTAGAACTTAATTTAAAATGTCCACTAGATGGAGAGTATCATGTCGGAACAGATTGGTCAGCAACACACTGAGGAAAAATACTGTACTAAGTGCGGAGTAACTAAGTCTTTAGATGAGTTTTACCGACATAAATTAGTTGGACATGAGACTTATTGTAAGCCTTGCCAGAAAAAAAACAGTATAGAGAACGACAAGAAAAGAATGTATGTCAACGGTAAAGTTATACCTAAAACACATCCTTTACATAAACCGGGGCGCTACAAGGGCTTCACTGATGCGGCCTTTAGTTCTTTAGAGAACTATGAGAAATCTACCGAAGGTGAAGTATATATTATATACAACCCTGCCTTTCCCGGATGGGTGAAGGTTGGTATGGCTGTTGACTCTCAAGACAGATTAAAACAATACCAAACATCGTCTCCTCACAGGGACTATACGGTTGAAAAATCTTACAAAGTACCTAACAGACGTGAAGCGGAAGCTAAAGCACATGAGGCTTTGACTGTGAAGGGGCGCGGGCGTAGGGGCGAGTGGTTTTATATGGGATCTACTGTAGCTGTTTCTGAACTTGACAAATTATTTATTATTGGAGAACAACTTGACCTCTTCTAAAGACTTAGACAACCTTGTAGATGATATCTACGGTAAGCTTGATGCCTTATCTGACGGTAAAGAATTAGACATAACCGATGATATGATCTATGACTTTGGTGAGCGCATGAAGGGTGCGTTGGCACACTGGGCACAGCCTCACAAGCAGTCCAAGGGACTACGCATGAGCAACATTGGCAAGCCTGCCCGTCAGCTATGGTATGAATCCCGTAGAGATCTTGACGAGCCATCTTCTATGAAGGCTCACACGCACATTAAGTTCTTGTATGGTCATCTACTTGAGGAAGTACTCCTCCTACTTGTTAAACTTTCAGGACATACTGTCACTGATGAGCAGAAAGAAGTAGAGGTTGATGGCATCAAAGGTCATATGGACTGTAAGATTGACGGTGAGGTAGTTGATATCAAGACCGCTTCTAATTTTGCTTTCAAGAAGTTCTCTGAAGGTACGCTTGCAGTGGACGACCCCTTCGGATACATGGCTCAGTTGAGCGGGTATGAGGCAGCAGAGGGTACATCTGACGGTGGCTTCTTGGCTATCAACAAAGAGTCGGGTGAGCTTGCACTATTGAGGCCCGGAGATCTGTCCAAGCCCAACATTAGTACAAGAATAAAAGAACTTAAAGAAGCTCTTACTATTGACAACCCGCCAGATCGCTGCTATACTGATATACCCGAAGGCAAAAAGGGTAACATGCGGCTCCCTGCTTCATGTACCTATTGCCCCTTTAAGCATGACTGTTGGGCAGACTCCAACGACGGTAAAGGACTCAGAGCATTTAGATACTCTAATGGCCTGAAGTACTTTACTAAAGTAATGGCTGTCCCCAGAGTAGAGGAAGTAGTATGAACAGTAAAGACTGTAAAAAAATAAGCAGACAGACAGACTTGATTCTTGTTGAGTGGCTGAAGACTCTTGTTTCTGATGAAGAAAAAGAACAGATAAACACTTCTAACATCCACAGTTTGTTACCTTCTGCTAATTATTTTTTTATGGGCAGGACTCTGCGCCTGAGTTTCTACACGCCCAAGTGGGTACGTCAGAGTATCAAGAAGCTTTTCAAGCTTGGAAGAGAGATAGAGAGTATCACTATGTCTGATCTAGAGGCTTACACAAAGAGCCGTGGGGTGCATTATTAGTACCAAGAAGAAAGCTGTCAGTGGCTGGCGCAAGCCTAGAGTACCTCGCCCAAAGCTTGTGAAGAAAGACGGTAACAAGTATGACTCTATCTGGGAGATGGTGTTACATGAATCAATCCTAAAAGATTGGGAGCACCATACAGATTATGTTTCATATGTTATTGAGCATAAGTACGAGCCTGACTTTGTTAGAAAGATAGGTAGGAAGAAGATCCTTCTTGAATCTAAGGGCAGGTTCTGGGACTTTCAAGAGTACAACAAGTA